GACCAATGGGACTTTAATTGGGACGACTACGATGATGGCAAGAAATACCTACGACTAACAATGAAATTCAAACAACGCTACACAGAGGATTACGAATGATGCGAGCAATATTGATTGACCCGTTCACCCAAACGATTGAAGAAGTGGACTACAGTGGAGACTACAAGGACATCTATGGACTGATTCAGTGTGAGTTATTCAGCACAGTGTATTGTCTTGAGGACACCTTGTTTGTCGATGACGAAGGACTATATGTAAAAGACCAGAGATACTTCAAAGTCGCTGGCTACCCGCAACCACTGGCAGGTCGTGGCCTACTGTTAGGCACGAATGAAGAAGGCGATAGCGTTGATGCAACAGCAAAGCTGTCAGTCCTTGAGAAGGTTATCGAGTGGTGTCCCGAAGGCATGTCTGTTGAACCACAGTTCGGCGTCATGGGTTTAGGTGGCAACGACATGGATGACAACGAGTTGACAGACAAAGAGATTGTTGATATACTCTTGGGCATAGAAAGGACGCTACACTAATGTTTGAAGCACCATTTACAATATCATACGTTGAGATGTTCATTGCGTTGGGCGTCTGGCTCAACACCACAATCAACGTATACAATTTTATGAAGGCGAAGAATGACAGAGACTAAGGACAGCGAGTTCGATAAGATGAAACGCTTCTTGTATAGCGGTCAGCTATCACACAACCAACTGGTTGACTTCCTTGAGAAGCGACCACAACTTAAACAACAACTTAAAGAACACATCTTTAAGACTTATCGTGGAAGGAAATAACATGGCACGATACGAGGTAACATTCGTAATTGACACAGACCTACAAAGCGTAGGCACACAACCCTGGTGGCCTATCATTGGCGAAGAACCCATGCCTGTTGAATGGCTTGAGTATATCGTAGTGCGTGACTTAACACCAGAGGAGTATGTCTTGGACGTTCAGTTCGAGGAGAACACAATCAACCTGATTGACATGACGGGCGAGGCTCACGAGATTCTTATGAAAGAAGCGAAGCCAAACCACCTATCATTAGTAGTAGACAACGATGACGATGAAAATAAACTTACCAGCGTTCCTGAAAAGGAATAGTGCGGCAAAAGCGTTGTCCGAAGGACAGCACCAACCACAAATTGTTCCCGCCAAAAAAGGCAAGGGAAGCTATAAACGAAAAGGAAAACACAAGACTGATGACTAACAAACACACAAAAATGTTTAAGCCTTGGTATGAAGATAACATTCTAAGTCCTTGGAAAACAACGAAAGTTTCTGATAAGCGTTACGTATCTGAGAAGGTGCGGCACGTCAGGGCGAATGACTATGACCGCCTTGGTAAGGAATGGGAACGTGAGTTCATCTGGAACGAGGGGTATTGATTATGGATTTATTTGTAACACCAATCATGTGTCTTGCACTTACAGTGTATCACGAGGCACGTAACCAAAGCACAGTCGGACAGCTTGCGGTAGCGCAGGTCGTGATGAATCGTGTGTCCGATGACCGATTCCCCGATGACGTGTGTGCTGTCGTCAAGCAGGGCATCCACTGGCAGAGCAAGCCTGCACGAAACATGTGCCAGTTCAGCTTCTACTGCGATGGCATGTCTGATGAGCCACGCAACCTTACAGCATTTCAGTATGCCTACGATATTGCAGACGCCACGCTTGATGGATACCAGCATGGCCTTATCGAAGGCTCGACACACTATCACGCCGACTATGTGCATCCCGATTGGGCGAACCATCACACACGAATAGTGCAGATTGACAACCATATTTTTTACAGGTGGGACTAATGACTACAAACCTATGGGAAAAAAGTAAACGCTCTCTCTTTCGAGAGTTGTATCACCAGTATCTCGACGAGGGATACAATCAGAAGGAAGCAAAGAAAATGGCACGTGACGATGCCAACGAAGCATACGAGGAAGACATTGACTTTGCGATGAGCATATCTGAGCAGGAGTTTGAGGATTGAGCAAGTCTCTACGCAAACTAAAGAAAGAAAAAGACTTTCATGGCAGGCTATTCCATGACCAGGGCGAAGCCGCCCGATGGCTTGAGCGTATGCAGTTAAAGCATGGGTTCACCAGCCACGAGTATGGTAGCCAGCCGTGGAAGGCAGAAGACAATACATACTTAACGCTGGCATACTTACACAGGAGTAAGACAGATGGATAACAAACAGTTGAAGCGACACCGTGACTTAGTTCGCCGCCTGAAGCAAGAGCAAAGGCAAACAGCAGAGTGGCATGAAAAAAAACGCTTGACACTATCGAGAGGATGGAGTAGGTTTCATCCAATGGAGCTTGACCCTGACAACAGGACATGGTATTACGATAGCTATGGTGCTAAACGTGACAAGCAGACCGAAAGGATTATTGACGATGAGTAAAACAAAGAAGCAGAAACTAAAGGCAATTCGCCGCCGTGCCATTGCCCACCAGAACAACAGCGCAACCAAGAAGTCTATGTCAGACGCAATGAAAGAGGTTCAGAATGTTTAAGATGATGTATAGAACGGCTGGGTGTAGCCCTGCCTTTATGGAAAACGTGAAGGACAGGGAGGAGTTCCTACGCTTTCGTGCCTTGCTTGCGGAGAGCATGGGGTTCACCACAGAGCAAACTAACAACAAGCTTTTTATCTACGATAAAGGCAAAGAGTTCGGGGTATACTATGCAGAGTATCCAAATGGAAAATAATTCTAAAGTTACAAGCAGAGGTGAGTGTGGTTCTTGCGGCTCATCTGATGGCAATGTTCATTACGATGACGGCCATGCCTACTGCTTTGTTTGCGAGAAGTATACTGGTTCACCCAACGAAGAAGGATATACACCAATGCAACACAACGTATCTACAATACCTACGCCACAGAACATACAGGTAGCACGGCTGTCACAGGGACAGTTCGCACCCATCGCTGACCGCAGCATCAGTCTCGAAGCGGCTCGTGCATTCGGTGTGACACAGACAGATGGCAAGCACATCTACCCATACTACGACATCAAAGGCACACACGTTGCCAACAAGATTCGCACAGTAGCTACCAAGGAGTTCCATGCCGAAGGCTCTATGTCTCAAGGCACACTGTTCGGACAGCAGTTGTTCGGTCAGGCTGGCAAGTTCATCACGGTATGTGAGGGCGAGCTTGATGCACTGTCTGCCTATCAGATGATGGGTTGCAAGTGGCCTGTCGTGTCTGTTCGTAACGGCGCACAGTCAGCAGTCAAGGACTGTAAGGCACAGCTTGAGTGGCTTGCCAAGTTCGACAACATCGTGCTATGCTTTGACAATGACGAGCATGGTCGGGCGGCATCGTCTGCGGTGGCTCAGTTGTTCGAGCCTAACAAGTGCAAGGTGATGAAGCTACGTGGCAAGGATGCTAACGAGTATCTCAAGCACGGCAGAGCAGAGGACTTTATCAAGTTGTTCTGGGAAGCACAGCCATACACACCAGCAGGCATTGTCAACCTCGCTAACTATGACGGGCTGTATGACAATGACGACAAGGAGTCTGTCCCGTATCCATACGAGGGCTTGAACGAGATGCTGTATGGTATGCGAACAGGTGAGCTTATCACGTTCACAGCAGGCACTGGTGCTGGCAAGTCAAGCATCATGCGAGAGCTTGAACATCACCTACTCAACAACACTGACCACAACATTGGCATCGTCAGCCTTGAGGAGAACGTCAAGCAGACCATCTTCCACCTCATGTCTGTCGAGGCAAGCAAGCGTCTATACATTCAGGAGGTGCGTGACACTATATCACCAGAGCAACTCAAGTCATACGAGGAAGCGACTGTAGGCACAGGCCGTGTGTTCGCCTTCGACCACTTCGGCTCTATCCAGACTGACGAAATCCTGTCACGTATTCGCTACATGATTAAGGCTCTGGACTGCAAGTATATCATCCTCGACCACCTATCCATCTTGGTATCAGGTCTTGAGGGTGACGATGAGCGCCGCAACATTGACAAGATGATGACCAACCTACGCTCTCTTGTAGAAGAGACGCAGTGCTGTGTCCTGCTTGTGTCTCACTTACGCCGTGCATCAGGTGACAAGGGTCAGGAGGAAGGCAAGGAGATTAGCCTGTCTATGCTACGTGGCTCACACAGTATCGCACAGATTAGTGACGCCGTGATTGCAATGGAGCGTGACCAGCAAGCTACTGACCCTATCATAGCCAACACAACCACAGTGCGTGTTCTTAAGAATCGCTATGCTGGTGAGACTGGTGTCGGCGCATTCCTATTGTATGACCGTGACACTGGCCGCATGACAGAGATTGACGACCCTAACAAGGAAGACTTCGACACAGTAGAAACAGGAGGTTATCTATAATGGATTTTGAACTAAGAGCAAAGTGTGAGGACTGTGGTTGGATAGGTTTGGATATTGACCTTGAGCTTAAGGATGTGATACAAGAGCCATGGCTTTCTCAGAAAGAGGGAGACATTCTCAAGGAAGCGTTGATATTTGTGGAAGAAGTAAACAAGAAGATGGGGAGGTCGGGCGTTAACCTTCGTATATACGAGTCTGAGGTTACTCTGGAGTCAATAGAAAAAGACCTTTTGCCTTACGGTCTTCCACATGAACACTGTCCCAAGTGTAATTCATTTGAAAGCATAGTAGACCCAGACGAAGACCCTCACCTATCTTGCTACTCGTATCCAAACTGCGACCTCGCACCAACAGGATGCGTGGTGGAGATGGGTGATGACGTAGAAGAGTTTGGATTCAAAGACTAAAGGAGATTATTTATGACACAGCTTAAACCAATCGTAGGCAGCGTAAACATTCCCTTCTCAAGAGAGAGGTATGAACGCTCAGACAACAAGGCTAAGCAGTGGGTGCTTGATTACTTATCCACACAAGGCCATACAATTTTAGACACCGAAGAAGATTTTTCTGTTGACATCAAGAGCAAGTTGGATTATACTAAGTTCTTCAACGAGGCGGAGATAAAGTATGGATGGAAAGGTGATTGGAATCCTACTTGGAAAGAGATACGAATACCCTACCGCAAACATAAACTTATTAATGCAGTAGCAGACAAGGGTGTCTTACACTTCTACATCATACGACCTGACATGAAGGCAGCGTGGCGTATCAGTGGTGACACAGTATCCAAGTCAGAAGTTAAAGAGGCACGTGGTGGCCGCATCCTACAGGGTGAGCAGTTCTTCCACGTTCCATATCAGCAAGCGGAGTTAATCGAAGTATGAAGCCTTCAGTAGAAGATAGGAAAAAGTT